TCGGTTGCGGCCGTCGAGGCAAGTGACCGACCACAACCGAAGTGTCCACCACCACTGACCCGCCGCCAGATAACACCCGTTCACAGAACGCATAATCCTCGCGTAGCCACTGGCCGCTCTTGCCTTCAAACTCAGCGAAATATTGCGGTTCACCCCCGCCCATCGGAGAGAATTGCTGCGCATATTTGAATGCGCTGCGCATCACCACCGCGCACCCAAGTCCCACCCCTAAACAAGGGACAATCCCGCCGCCCACTCCGTTGGTGTAGAGCCCGCTTTTCGCTGGACACCAGGAAGCCCCACTATTGTCGGCCTTCCAGTAGTTGGCGCTCACTACGTCGTTCGTTCTGGCCCCCGCGAGGCATTCCAAAACCGCCTGGACGGTCGGAACAATGTCAGCGTCGATCCAAATCGAAGCGTCGCAGTTGCTTGCGAGAAAACCCATCGCGATTCCATGGCGCGCCTTGGATGTCCCGGCGACAGCTTCGGCAACGAATCTTGCCTTGATTCCAAACTCCCGTTGAATGTCATCCGCCGCGTCACGAATGAAACGCGGGGGCTCGTTGTACCAAGGCAGACAGAGTGCGATTTCCATTAGTGGCGGCTCCATGCGGTTTGATGAGCGAACGTGAACCCCTGTGGGGCGTGCTCAGTCGCGAAGCCTTTGCATTTCTGCTTCGTCTGATCTGCGAGCCTACGGAAGTAGGCGGCTCTCCCTAGATCTCGCGAGTGCGAGAGAATGAGGCTGTGGGCCAATTCAAGCTTGAGGAATTGGCCCCATGGGCGGTCTAAATCCACCGTCTTGGTAGTATCGTCCGAGTCGGCGAGCATCCGCTGGATGCGCAAACGGATCGTCCCGGCCTCAGTGGGCATGGGCCAAACCATGACTTCAAGAGTCGAGCTCGCGCGGTGAACGTACATCCTCGTCACCCGCTGGCTTGTGGCGTCCTTCGGGGTGAGCGCCTGCCATTCGGCTTGGTTCATTACGGTCACCTGCGTCTCAACGCTGGGGCGGTCCGTATCGGTTTCGTCGGCGCCGATGTATTGACCGGTCCCGATCACGTCGAGGTAGTTTGCGGGCAGCGAATAAATGCCAGTCCCCGCGGTGAGGGTCAGATCGTACCAATCCTGGGTGCGGAACATCACCCCGTCTGCCTGGAGGTCATCCAAGATAAGCTCTAGCTCTTGGGCCCCGTGGGACAGCTGCGCAGTGCTCGCGCTCTGGTGGATCGAAAGCAATCCCGCCGAGCGATAGGCCCCGGTGATGATTTGCCCGATGTCAAATTCGAGCGTGGAAGAGGAATTGACGGTCATTCAGGCGACTTGCCCCCGTTGAGCACCGCCCAATAGGCCCGTTCATAGGCGCCCTTCGGATCGTCTGGATTGGCTTTCGCTGCCTGCTCACCCGCCCATGCTGCGAGAGAGTCGTCAGTCTGGCCTTTGGGCGCACCCCAGACCTGCTGGCGAGGATCAACCTGTCGCCCTTGTTGTTGACCGCCAAGGAGCTGCTGAAGATTACCGATGCCCATTAGCTATCCGCCTCCGTGTCGAACATGGTGGGTGGTCCAGGCGGGGGAAGATTTGGCCCGCGCCTCTGCGCCGCCGCATCGCGGCTGATGGTCACCGCGTCACGCTCCTTGCCGCAGCTGTCAACGCAGCGGTACATCCCGTCGCCGCCCTCCACTAGCTCGGAGAAGCGTCTGCGGGTGCCACAATCAGCGCAGCACGCAGCGAAGTCCGCCGTGCCGAAATCAGTATTTTTCCCGATGGTCCGCATAAAGCTCCTTCCTGGGCCCTGCCCGGAGCCCTGCGGTTTAGCTGGTAACAACCGGACACAAGATGCCGCTGGTACCCTTGAGCCCATCGGCGTTCAGATTATTAGCAAAATGGATGAGAATATTGGTCGTTCCGGCGAGCAGGATGCCCTCTGCTCCGCCTTGGCCGCCAGCTGACAGCGTGCCGAGAATGTTATCACATACGAACCCGGTGGCCGCCACATCAGAAATGTTCAAGGCGGCAGTGCCGGATGCCTTTTGCTGGTCAACCCAGTTGCCGGCAATCAAGACGTTCGTGAGGGCAGCCGTCATACTCAGATTTCCCAGAGTCGTGGACTGCGATGTGCCGAAAATATGATTGTTAATGATCTGAAGATTATCCACCACGGCTGCCATCTTGATTAGCGTCGTATTTCCACCCGCCGTGCAGCGCATCTGATTGCCGACAAATGCAGCATCATTGGCATTCGTTGATACGTTGCACATGATTAGAATGTCTGTGCTTGACCCAATGCCAGCATCCACCTGACAGCCAATCATGCGGAACCCGGCCGCCGTGATCGTAATCGCCTCAGTCACATTGTCCGCATCTGCACGTAGGCGCAAATTGATCATGCGGAAGTTCTTTATCGCGACCGCCATGTTCGAAGTAGCTCCAGACCACAGCAATGTTGGTCCTGAATCAACCGTCGTGTCACCAACACCCACAAGCGTGGTATCCGCCACCGCGCCAGTCATCAGAGTCGTTCCGACAGACTCCGAATGCCCAGGCAGCACATAGATGTAGTTCTGGCGCCCGGAGACGCAGGCCGCCATGGCCGCCGCCACCGTGGCGTAATACGTCGGTGTAGTAGGTGTTGCCAGAGAGCTAAATGCATTCGGAATAAGCCCGATAGCGTCGGTTGCAGATAGTGCCCCAGTCGAGCGGACATAGCCGACGATGTTTGCCCCATAGGGGGGGCAAATCTGAGCTTGATTCGCGAGATGAAGATGTTTTTGTGCTATCGCGTCGTAGAACATTATGTCCCCACTCCGGGTGAGAGGATCGCGTTCTTCTTCGCCTCGTCCACCTCGTAGGTGAGCGAGCAGCGAATCAGTGCGCTTGTGCCAAGGGTGATGCCCTGTGCTGTGGCGGTGCCGTCGTTGATGCACGCTGAATTGATGCGGCGGAAGTGCCCGGTGGCTGCCACATCGTCCACCGCGATTGTTGCCGTGGAGTCCGTATGGTCATTGAATAAGTCCAGATCGTGGAAGTCCAACCCGAGCGCAGCGGCCGTGACATGGATAAGACCATTACCAGCTGTAGCCGAAAGCTGCCCACTCAGGTTGCCGATTTCGCAGCGCTCTACAGCCGCGACCACCTTCACGCCATCAGTGACGTTGTTGGTCGCGGAGCCATACCACTTGCCGCCGATGATCTTGAAGTCATCTGCGCCAGTACTCACCTCAATGCCAATGGTCGCCTTGTTGGATGCGCCAGAGGCGAACTGGATCCTGTTGTTCAGCAGATAGTTGTGAGCAGCCGTGGAAATGATACCCTTGACCACACCGCTTGCGCCCTCCAGCCGAAGGTGGAGGCCGGCGATGATCACGTTCGCATCGTTCAGGATCCACTGAGCAGCCGTAGCGGTCCAACGGAACGTGGGCTGCATTGAGCCCCAGCCGTAACCAATGATTCGTGTTCCCGGGACAAGATTGTCCATCATCGTGTTGTCCGTGACGCTCTCCGAGTGTCCCGGAAGAACAATGATCACGTCGCCCAGCCCCGAGCGACAATAGGGCAGCGCGGCGGCCAGCGTAGTGCACATCGGGTAGCTCAGCGGATAGGGGTCGTTGTCCTGTCGCCCCGTCGAGCGCACGAAGGCGACCACCTTTCCGCCGGGAGGCAGAAGGGTGCCAAAGGGCGTGGTGAGCCCTGCGGAGTAATCCACCCAGGGGATCTTCAATAAATCCAACATCGGAACTCCTTACGCCTGGTTGCCGATTGAGCAGCGCGGATTGCGCCAGCCGCGCCCGAGGCGGTAGCTGACACCGTGCTTCACAACCTGATTGTCGTTGTCCACCCAGCTGTTCGACTCCGGCTTGCGGCGCCACACAGCGGTTAGACCCTCTGTCTCGTTCACTTCCGTGAGGCCACACCAGTTTGAGGTGGTGTTGAGCCAGTAGGGGTTCACAACCAAGGTCAGATCCATGTCGGACTTGACCACGTTGATTTCCGATGACCCGCCGCCCTGCGGGCTCATTTCCGAGCCGAGCAGAACCTTGAAGATCCACTTCAGCTCCTTGGGGCACATGATCTTCTTCAGCTGAATGTCAGCCACCAGCCCCGCGTGGGTCGTGAACCCGCTGACCTGTGTGGCCATCGTGGTGAGCGCCATGATCGAAGGGCTCATGGGAGTGGCCATGAGATTCGAGAATGTACCGCCCGATGCGAGCACATGCGACGCACTCCACAGCGGTTGCCCATCGGCGCCCGGGTAGGACGTGCTGAATCCGCGGGCAGGAATAAGCGCCATGTCGTAATCGACAGTCGCCCAAGCTACCTGCATCAACATCCGCGTCGCGTCGTAGGCTTTCTTGTACTTGCCGTCTTCGATCAGCTCGCGGGTGTAGATGAGCTTGCCGCCAAACGTCCGCGCATAGAGGCGGGTCAGCGTGCCTTCGCCGATTGACTTGAGGGATAGCTCGGAGCCTTCCGCCTTTTCGCTCAGCAGCTGTGGCCCGTGGATTTCCTCGTAGTCCTCGTAGGCGTCCTCCGAGTCGTCCTCCATGCAATACTGCGTGTAGACTTTCTTCTGCGACCACTTGTTGTTGGCGTCTGAGGAAATATCCTTGAGGTTTTCCTTCAGTTCGTTTGCGA